CTGCAAGAAGTCAACAAGATTTTTTAGATGCGTTTTTTGGTGGCAAAAAAGGCCCTTATGCAAGGAGATAAAAATGTTTAGAAGGGTGGAAATTTGTACTTATCAACATAAAACTGATAAAATAGGAAACCAAGCACATGCTGATTTTCTACAATGGGAACGTGTTCATGTCCATCTAATAGGGTATGGTGTACGACTAAGTCACGATAAAACACAGGTTGATTTTTCAAGCGACGAAGCCTGGGAAATTTGGAAAAAAACCTGGAAACATTACTATAGACGCATCTACTGATCTTTCGATAAATACTACATAAGGAAAGATGAATGGCGCAAAATCAAGCACCCGTAGTAGACAGAATTAGAATCATACCACGTCCAGATGACTTTTTAGATCGTCAGGTTGGGTCAAGTGGTGAAGTATTTTTTGATAAAGAAGCCAACACCCTAAGAGTTTACAGTGGCAAACTACAGGGAGGATATGAGCTTTTAACCACCCAAAATTTAGCACAAAAGTCAACTGTTGCAACAGTTGTATATGATGTTATTGTGCAAAATACAGGTGAAGGAAACAAATATATCCTCAGCGGGCAATACAAGCCACCTTTAAATTTTACCAAAGGTTACACATATATTTTTGATCAAAGTGATCCCACAAATGTATGGTATCCTAATGTAATAGGTAGCACTAACAATCAACACCCTTTATATTTTAGCGATGACGATCCTAATGGTGCAATAGGATCTGCAGCAACAGTAGTAAACAAACGAGTAAGTGTTGGCTATAACGGCACGAGAAATATTTACTACATTAATGGTTTAGAACAACCTGTACTAACAGTAAAAAGAGGAAATACATACGTATTTGATCAAAGCGGACCTACTAATGAATATTATGGTGGCTCAGTGCATGCATTTATGATTAATACAGATGAACTTGGAAATCATTACACCACTGGTGTAGTTTTCAAGTTAGACGGCGCAACAGTATCTATGGCTGATTATGTAACTAATTTTGCAAGTGCGGACGAAAGAATAATTGAATGGACTGTTGATGCTACAGCACCTAATAGGCTTTACTATGATTGTATGGCCCATCCTGGTATGGGTAATAGAATAAATGTACAGGATACCGGAACACACTATTCAGATGGTGTACAATACATACTTGACGATATTCCTGTAAGTTTAAGTGCATTTGAACAAGGTTTTGAAAACGCAACAAAAAGACAGACCCTAATAAATGTAACAAATGACACACCAAGTGTACTTTATTATTGGTGTCAAAATCATTTGAATATGGGAAATACAATCAGTGTTTCTCTACCTGGCGCAGGGAGTGGCGGTGTTGTAGATAGTGGCGCAAGTGTTGATGTTGGAGATAATCCTCCAGGCACTCCAGAAGAAGGTAACATATGGTTCAACAGTGCAAATGGTAGATTGTATGTATACATAGAAGATGACGATAGTGCCCAATGGGTACAGCCAGTTGCTCCAGTACCAAGTGTAAACACATTTAGCTCAATTGAAATTACAGGAGATCCTGCTACTACACTAACTGCTGATAGCAGTGATCAAACACTTTTCTTTGAAGCAGGTTCAAATGTTACATTAAGTATTAATGATACAACAAAAACAGTTACTATAAATTCAACGGGTGGTATTGCACCAGGGAGTGATGTTACATTAGGAGATGTTACAGCTGATAGTATTAGCACAACTTCGTTTATAAACACAGGATTAGGTTCTCCTGTGTTTGATAGTGCTACTACACTTACACTTTCTTCAACAGACGGCGTAGTAGTATCCGGTGGCGGCACATTTAGATTACCATCATTTACAACCCTAGAAAGAGACGCTTTAGGGGCAACTAATGGTGACTTGGTATACAATTCAACTGACAACAGAATACAAGCATATCAAAATGGTGCTTGGATAAATCTTGATGACGGGACAGCAGCATAATGGCTACTAAAGAATATGCAGTTATCGTGAAAAAAGGTGTAGATTTAGAAGAAGTTGATAATCAACTTGGCAATGAAGGCGGTGATTCTAGTTGTATTCCTGAACGTGCTGTAGAAATTGCCAATCCAAGATCTGGGTCAAAAAGAATGACTCATTGGTACTTGACAGATGAAGAAGCTGTTAATCTAGCCAATGATACTAGAATAGAAGCAGTAGAGATACCGCCAGATCAACGAACAGATATTAAAATAGGTAAACGAGCTTCACAAACAGGTGACTTTAGAAAACCTGCAGGACTAGCACCAGCATTTGTTAATTGGGGATTACGCAGATGTATATCAGCAACTAATGTTTACGGAAATACTGAAAATGCTTCAGGTGACTACGAGTATGCTATAGATGGAACTGGTGTAGATGTGGTGATTCAAGACAGTGGTATACAAGCTGACCATCCTGACTTTAACAACTACAGCGGAACTAGTCGTGTACAACAGATAGACTGGTATACTGAATCAGGACTTCCAGGAACTCAAAATGTAAATTTTTATAGTGATACTGACGGCCATGGTACACATTGCGCAGGAATTGTGGCAGGATTAACATATGGTTGGGCAAAAAATGCAGATATTTACGCACAAAAATTAGCAGGATTAGAAGGTCCGGGACAAAGTGGTCAAGGTATAAGTATTGGTGACTGTTTTGATGCTATAAGACTGTGGCATGCAGCAAAAACAAACGGTAGACCTACAGTCGTAAATATGAGCTGGGGATATTTTAGTGAAGTTGTAGGAGATCCGACTAGTGGAACATACAGAGGCACACCTTGGGTATATGGTGTAGATTATTCAACAGCTAATGATTTATGGACCGGTGTTGGCATAGTGCCTACACTAGGAGGATCAAGATTTTTACCAGCAAGGGTAGCTAGTGTTGATGCAGAAGTAGACGATCTAATTGCCGCAGGTGTGCATGTATTCATTGCCGCAGGTAATGATTACTACAAAGGTGATATATCAACAGGTGCAGATTATAATAATAGTGTAACATTTGGCGGTTTAACATATAATTATCATAGAGGCAGTTCGCCTCATTCAGATGAAGCATTTATTGTAGGTAACATAGACACTGATGTACAATTTAATGGCGTAGATTATTTAGACAAAACAGCAGATTCTAGCAGTAGAGGACCAAGAGTAAATATTTGGGCTCCAGGTACTAACATAGTAAGCACTGTTAGTACAAGTTCAATATATGCTCAAGCAGATTATCCTAGTAATTCAAGTTTTAAAATTGCAAGAATCAGTGGTACAAGTTTTGCTGCACCTAACACTGCTGGTGTTGGTGCTTTACATTTACAAACACAACCATATCTTACACCAGCCCAATTAAAAGCAAAAATGGAGTCAGATGGTAAACCGGTAATGTATTCTACTGGTAGTGATACAGACTATGCTACATTTGCAACTTCATTACTAGGCGCATCAGATAAAGTACTGTTTTCGAGATATGGTAGACAACCGTTTAACTTAACAGGAAGCTCAACAATTAATTTGACTGGATAAATATGAATAGAGGTATATTATGGCATTAAACTTTCCAGCTTCACCTACAATAGGAGACCAATTTACTGACGGAACCACTATTTGGCAGTGGGACGGTACGTCATGGAACGTGGTAGCTGGTGCGGCCGCAGTACCAGATACATTTACAACATTCAATGCAGATACAGGTACTACAACTGCTAACCAAGAAAATGATATACTTACTGTAAGTGGCGGGACTGACATATCAACAAGTATTACCGGTGATGTAGTAACTATAAATTTTACAGGAACAACAGGTGATCCAGACCAAAATGTTTTTACAACATTTAATGCAGACATAGGTAGTATTGTTGCATCATCAACAAGTGACAGTGTAACATTTGTAGGCGGTGTTGGCCTTGATTCTCAAGCTTCTGGAGCTAATTTAACATTTAATCTCAACGCAAGCATCAATAATTTATCAGACGTTGACACAGTGTCTAATCCACCAACAACAGGTCAGGTTTTAAAATGGGATGGTGCAAAGTGGGCACCAGGACTTGACGTAGCACAAGGTGGCGCAGGCTTAGATGCTGATACACTTGACGGATTTGACGGTTCGTATTATCTAAACTACAACAATCATTCTAATACTCCTACCATTCCATCAGATGTTGGAGATTTAACTGACACAGGAAATTTAATACCTAACCCTCCTGCAATTGAAGATAGCTCGGGCACACCGACTCTTGCTACAGGCATAACAGCAGCAGAAGTTAGAACAGCAATAGGTGCAGGCACAAGTAATTTTGGTGGTGCATTCGCCGATCTATCAGGCAAACCTACAACTATTGCAGGGTATGGAATTACAGACGCAGTTGAAGATTTTGCAGATCTTGGTAATAAACCAACCACTATCGCAGGTTATGGTATTACTGATGCACTTAGTACTACAAGCAATCTTTCAGATTTGAATGATGTTGCTGCAACTGTTCCTGCAACGGGCCAAGCATTAATTTGGGACGGTTCTGCTTGGGGTCCTGACACAGTCAGTGGTGGCGGTGGTGATCCTGATCAAAATATATTCCAAAGTGTATTAGGTGATGCAGGTATAATAACAGCAGCAAGCACTACAGACCAATTTACTATAGTAGGCGGCTCAAATATAAGTACAACTGCTAACGGCACAAATAAGACCGTCACTGTTAATTTTACTGGTACATTAGGTGTAACAAAGTTTGATGATCTAGAAGAAGTACAGCGTACTGGCGGCAGAACAATTGATAAAATTTATATGCCTGCATTTGCAATGCTAAGATTAACTAATAACGGTAATACTGCATATACATGTGCAAGTCACGGATACACAGGAAACAATCCAACATTTTATGCTATAGGCGGAATGACCATAGCATTTGATTTAGATCAAATTGGCGGGCATCCATTTGAAATACAGGACGGAACTGGCACACCATATAACACTGGCTTGACTCATGTTGACGTAATTGGTAATGTTTCTACCGGGGCAAATGCTCAAGGCAAAGACGGTGGAACTTTATATTGGGAAGTACCTGAAACTATTTCAGGAAACTATAGATATCAATGTACTTTACATGCTGCAATGGTAGGACCAATAACAATTAAACGAATTTCAGTTATCTAATTGTTTTATTAATTTTTCTATTTGTTCTCTGGTATGCGTTAGATTGGTTTTTACATCTCTAACTAATCTCGGATCAACTCTAGTTGTATGTTGAGAACTGTGTGCTACTTCAATTTGATTAGCAAAGTTTGTGTAAGTTTCTATTAATAAATCTAGTTTTTCTTTGTATCTACCTTGTAAGGTTTGAGAAATTTTTTTATATTTGTTTAGATCTTTTTTAAACTTATCTGATTGAATTAGTGTAATCATTCAACTATCTCCGGTCTAATTATAAGACAAAAATCATCATCAAATTCGCCATTACTTACTTCTGTTATACTACTATTTGCAACTAAACTTTGTAAAAAACAAGGCTTGTGTTGCGGGACGTGATATGTATCACCTTCTTTTATTTCAGATTGATAAATTTTACCGTCTGATGTGTCTATCCATTTGTATAAAAACTTGCCACTATTTACAAACCAAGTTTTATCTTTTTGTTTATGAAAAAAGAACCCTGTTTTTTTATTTGCTTCTTGAAATACTAAAAGTTTACCACAGTAATTTTGGGAATTTGTCCATAAGATTTCAAATCCCCAATCTTGCTTTTTTACATTATTTTGTTTATTCATTACAGTAACTCTATAAGTTTAAAGACAGTTTCAAGTTTGGTTTGATTTGTTTTGTTTGTAAGTGTGTTTCTTAAACCATGATGCAAAGGTTTTGGCCATTTAGTAAATGTAACCCATGCATACCCGTCATGTTCTTTATTTAATTTAGGTATAAATTCCTGTTCTACCACGCATAGATATGTATGGAAATGAAATTTACTGTCATTAGAAATAAACGTTTCTAACGGTATAGTTTTTTTAATATCTATTTTACCTATTTCTTCAGAAATTTCACGCTTGAGACTTTCCCAAGGAGTTTCCTTATCCTCAGCAGTACCACCAACTAAACCCCAAAGATTGCTTTGTTTTCCCTGCGTACGATGTAAAAAGAGAAAACGTTTAGTATCTAGAGTGTAAAATAATGCTCCGCTGCAAATAATATTATTCATACTAGTAATTATACTAATACTTTAGACGCCATGCTCCATGTGGATATTCCCCTTCAAACGAAAGAATCCACTCTCCTTCATCCCATTTGTATTGAATACCAGTATTTAAATTAGTTGTGTAAATGTTATCAGTTGCTTCACTTGCGTCAAAAACTACATGCCATTTAGATCCATCCCACTCTACAATATCATTTTCACCAGCAATAAAGTCAGTACCATCAGCATTTTTCCAATCATCAGCGCCGTCAACATTTATAGAATCACCTATGCCTGTGCCTAGCAACAATATTCTAGTCCCAGTAGTCCTTAGAGATACAGGACTTGTTTTTGTAGGATCTATTATATAACTAATTTTATTTGCATCACCCGTTGGTCCTGTTATAATAGTATCACTAGGAATAGTATCACTGTCCCAATTTATAATTAATTCACTTGGATCTGTTGCATTAATTGCAACTGTACCTGCTATTTCGTTTTCTACATCTTTTCTCTTAAGTCTTAATTCTGTCAATCCTGGTTCAAATATATCAGGGAACGCTTCGACATATGCTTCCCAGGAAACACTACCCACAACACCGCGTCTAATAATTTTAGCAGTATTGGTCATTACAAGCAATCCATAATCTTTGTAGGTATTACTAACAACTGTTGTTGCATCTTCTTTGAATACATCTTTTTTGTTTTTTGTTGTTGCTATAGTACCTGTTGGCGTTATAGAAACTGTGGTTTTTACATCAGCGTTAGGAACTGCTGCACCTTCACCTGCACTACTTAATGCTCCTTGCGGCCTACTTAGATCTAATTCTATTGTACCTTTGGTTTCGTCGTAAATGCTTTGAACAATGGCTTGCACTACTCCTAGTCGTTTTACTTTGGTAGGTGGTGATATGAAAATAGGAGTTTTGAACCCCATAGTTGCAACATCTATTTCACTTTCAGTTCCTATCGGAATAGATCTTGAACTAAAATTAATTGTGTCAAGATTTACCACACTAAGACTGGTCCAGTCTACATAATTATCTGTTGTTTGTATTTCCAAACTAGGATTAAACAGCATCAAAATTTGTTCCATTAATTGCAATTTTTGATCTGTATTTGAAGTCCACATATCAACGTTTACACTTAAAGTGTAAGGTGTAGGCATAAGTCTTTCAACTGTGTAGTTCTTACCTTGTGTGTTTAGATATTCATTACCATCTTCATCATAGGCACGTTCTCTTATGTTTAATTTGTTAACATAACTTGCATCACTTAATCGTGTTGTATCCATTTCTAATCCTGTGATGTATACAGCCATTCTAGGAGCACTAGGAATTTTATTTTCGGAATTATCTCTTAGTATATGACCAACTTGTCGTGTAATATCTCCATACATAACAGGAACTTGTGTTAAATTTCCACTTCCGTCTTTGTAAGAAAAATTACTCATTAATCTGACTATTTGAGTTATATATCTTCTTATTTGTCCGTCATAAAAATGTTGCATTAGTTATCTGCCTTAGGTCTAAGTGCTTTTGATAAACTCTGTCTTTCTTCAACAACCTCACCACCAATCGTGTCTGTATTTGTGTTGTTTACAAATGTTCCTTTTTGGTGTGATCTTGTGTCAGTGTTTGTCAA